ATTCTATAAATTGTATATCTCCAGTATTTTCATATTTATTATATAAAATTGAAATATTTCCACTAGATGTTGTGGAAGAGTTAGGTAGAACAAAATCATGCATCAATCCATATTCGGGTTCGATAACTGTAAATTTTCCAGAATCTATAATTGAAATTATATTAATGCTTCCAGAAATACCAGTGGATGTAATTTCAAAAAGGCCTGTATCATTTGGTTCAAATGTTTTTTTACCAGTTATTGCAAATCTTGTTCCCGTTTGATAACCTGTACCTCCTTCATTAACAAATATATATCCGGCAGAATATAAACTTGTATCCTGAGTTGGAATGTGAACTGTTCCAGAAGAATCTACTAATTTTAAAGATATAGTTGGATATAAATTTGATCCCGAAATTCTAATATAATCTGATGGAGTGCCAGAAGTTATATCTGTTCCGCTTATAGCAGGCGCATCAATAATTTTTATTTGTACAGAATTAGAAGAGGCGCCAGATTTATTAAACAAAGAAACATTATATGTGGATGGAACGACATCTGTGGGTATTGTAAATGCAACTGTATTTTGAGTTGTTGTGTTATTTAAACCACTTCCACTAAAATAATTAAAATTAATCCCCGAATCATTTGGATTTTCACCAGAAATTTGTACAATATTATATTTAAAATTGTTTCCAGATATAATTATTTTTTCTCCAGTTTTTGCTATAATTGGTTGAGAAGTTATAACTGGAGGAGGGCTTACTATTTTAAAAGACCCTGTAAAAGATGTTGGCATTTAGTATATTTCTCCTTTTTCCGTAATAACCTGTATAGAATAACTTCCAGGAGGATTTTCTACTGCAGGTATTATTCCGCCTATAGTATTTACATCTAAAATATAAGCATTTACTTTTAAATCATTATCATTTTCCAAATATAAATTATCTGAAGAGCCTTGTATATATTTTAAATTAATATTAGTTGAATTATATCCAGTTCCATCCGCAAGAATTGACCTTTTAAAGCTTTTTCCAAGTAATTTAAATGGTTCGCCCGCAGCTATAAATTCTGGTTCAATTCCTGTAATTTCAGGACGTTCAGTAAGCGTTCCTTGTGAAAAATTACCACTATTATATCTATATAATACATTAATAGGACTTTCTTTAATTGTGTATTCACTATATGGAAAATTAAATATTAAACGATTTTTATTAATAATTTCAAAGTTATTTATATTAATTTCATCTAAAAACATTCCAGTTGCGCCACTAAATAAATAACTTTTTTTATAAAAACTTTGTTTTCCATCAAATACAAAAGTATTCAAATTCATGCCAGTGTTCATTACCGTGCAATAATTAAGTAATAAAGTATCTCCAGTTGTATTATAAGGGCTAAAAAAATCAAATTTATTATTTTGATAATTAGATATATTATATATATATCCAGAAGTAATTCCTGTAGAAGCGCTATATTCAAGGCTAGTCAATAATAGCGGTTTAAATAAATAATTATTTTGAAAAGATATTCCTGTAAGATTGCATCCTGTAGGAATTTTTATACCAGATGCAAAATATTTAGTATTATCAAAATTAATTCCTTGACTAAAATTATTTACAATCAAAAAATGTCCAGATACTGGATAAGTTAATTGTTTATTAAAATTAATAAAAAATCCTGTGTTGCTTTTACCGGATATATAAGAAAAATAATCTAAATCTGTTCCTGTATATATTATAGAATAGAAAGGAGAATATGAAGTGCCTAATCCTCCTTGTGGATTAAAATTTTCTGGCAAAAGAATTCCATATGATTTTTTTCCTATTTCAAAACCTGTATTAAACGTCTGAAAATCTAAATTTGTAACGATTTTATCAAAAGTAAAAAGATGATTTTCATAAAATTTTTGTTGAATATCTTTTCCTCTTACAAATATACTTTTTCCAGTATAAGACCAAGGGTCTAATTTCATAATCATAAAATTACTTGTATCAGATTTATTCGTTATGACTTGATTCAAACAAATATTTGTATTATCTGGTGCTCCACCATTTACTGTATCTATAGATGCAGGAATTCTAAAATTATTATCCGCAGATTGAAATACTTGGCGAGTAGTTGTAGTTGTAGTTGTAGTTGTAGTTGTAGTTATAGGTACTGGTATAACAATTCTTCTTCTTATTACAGGACTGCGAACAGGAGCAGGAGTAGGAGTAGGAGTATAAACAATTCCAGTACCAAAAATATATTCAATATCATCAAATTCAGGATATGTATAAATTTTTAATCCAGTAATAGATTTTAAACCTATACCAGTTAATTCAATTTGAGTTCCAGATGATGCAAAAGCTGGATTAATATTTCTTACTTCTGGAACAGGGAAAAATTCTAATTTATTATCTGGTAAAAATGATTCATTACTTGCGAATCTTTTAGTTATAGATTGCATATAATTTCCATCATTTTTCACAATTAAATAATTTAATTTTAATAAATCTCCTGCAACAAGATCTTTTGATAATCCAAAATAAAAACCTGTTGAAGTTACATTATAAATTTTAGATAAATAAAATTGATCATTTAATTTTACGTCTCCCATTTGAGCCGTGTTGACTATATCTCTTACGACAATATTATTATTTATATCAGTTATTTCAAGATTTTTAAAATAATGAAAATTATTAAAAGCACCAACATATCCACCTAGACCAAAATTATAATTTGTTAAATTTCTTTTATTATAATTGACATCTGTATGAGAAAGTCTTAAGATGTTATCAACATATATATTAAATACGCCTTCATTAAAAATAATTTTTATTTTCCTCCATTTTTGATCTGCAAAATTAAAACCTAAAATATTAATATTAGATTTTCCAACAGTTTTAAGTAATTCACCATTTCCTAAAGTTGTATATCCTCTCCAACTAATTGCTAATTGTTCATTAGATCCAAATTCGTCAAAATGGACTCGATATCCTGCGGTATTCATTGAATTAGAATATCTTCCATTTGGACCATTTTCAATATTTGGCATATCTGAGAAGAAATAAAAATATCCACCATCCGCGCCATTTCCTCCACCAGCTTTATAATCAAAAGAAGCGGTAAATTTTGTAGGAAAACTTCCTAAGTTATAATTAATTCTGTTGTTTGAATTTGCAATTTGATTACGTACAACTTTGTCTCCCGAATAAAAATCTACGATTGTTTTATAAGCTCCAGTATTATGTAACGTTCCATAAACTCCCGCACTTTTATAATATCCAGTATCAATTTGCAAATTAGTAAAAATTTGTACACCAGAATCTAACTGTACGCCTCCTGGATATTGTACTCCAAAATAATTGCCTCCATCTTTAGTATCGAAAACGTTTGCAAAATGATAACCATCAGTAAAGTTATATTTACCTGTCGTATAAACACCAATATTAAGTTTTAAATTTTCATTTAAATAATCTGTAAAATTTAAATAGAATCCAGAACTTAGATGTCCGGTTGTAAATGAAGAGTAAATCCCACTTCCTGTATTAATGTCAGTTATTAACGTTATATAAGGTTCATTTAGGTTCTTTTTTAGTGGAATAAAGTATTGAAAATTATTTGCAGATATTCCTGTTTGATAAATCTGAAAAGAATCATTTATTATCTCTCCTGTATAGATTATAGAGTCATATTTAACGCTTTCATTTCGATATAAATTTTTACCAAGCTCTAAAACTAAACTATTTAAACCAGTATTTCTAATAGTCGAAAGATAAATTGAATCTTTTACATATGCTTGATCTTGATAGACATTATTTAAAATAATATTTTTTCCACTATTTTTTATATTTATTAAATATTCAGCTTGACTGCCTGTAGCAAATTCACAATCTAGAGTTCTTAGTGGGTAAAATATTTTATCTGTAATTTCTATAAAACCTGTATCTGGATTTGAAGGAATGGTTATAAATAAATCATTAATTGTATTAGGTCTAAATTCACATGGAATTTCATTTAAAAAAACACTATTTACATAATCAAGATTTTCTCCTATTATAGATATAGTTTCGTTTGCTTTTGCAATATTTTTAGATAACTTCGAAAGTATAGGCTTGGGAGAAAAAAATGTAAAAGATCCTGTATAAAATGCGACAGCCATATTTTTACCCAAGAGATGTTAAACTTATTTTAACATCTGGTCCTTTCTTTAATCTAGGTACAATTGTTTTCAATGTATTATCATTAATAATAGTAAATTTCGCAGCTTCATCATCAAAAAATACATTAGTTGTAAATTTTAAATTTTTTCCTTGGATCGTTACAATTGTATTTGCCGTGCCTGTAATAGGAAAAATATATTCTATCTGTGGTAAAGCAAAAAGATTATACTGTTTAATAGTTATTTCTGAAGATAAAATTTCATCACTTCTTCCTTGAAAATTTTTCCTTAAAAGGAAGCCAGTGCATGTATATGAATCTAATATGTCTGAATCTACAAAAGACTTTGTTGTGAATTGAACCCCAACTTTTTCTCCTGATACTTTAATTTCAGGATCAAGATTTTCAAAATTTATTGTGCATGTTGTTTGTTTTAATCCAAAAACACATCTTTCTTCTTCAATATTTCCAATATGTACTTCTGGAATTAAATCTACGTCATATGAATATATTGCATTTAAAATATTTCCAGTAATTAATCTATTATTAAAATTATTTAAAAAAACATTATCTATATGCATAATATTTTTATCTAAATCTGTTTGATTAAAAATAGGATTGAATTTTCCCGTAGGAGATCTAAAAAAATTTATTACGGCATTAGATATGACAGGAGTATGTGGAGCAAATCTGACATTCAGACTTTTTAAATAACCCGTCTGTTTCAAACCCCCAAAATCAAAAGCAAGTGGTCCGTCTTCTTGAATTAATTTTTTAATGGGATCTATTCCTGTTGAATAATATGAAAAATTTAAACTTCCTTGAATCGTATTAGTTGGTGTGATTTTATCTGCATGTCTTTGACCAATTTCTAAATAAGGTTCAGTTTGAGCTTCGTATGTAAGTTGAGCCTCAGAAGATAAAATATTATCATCATTTATTTTTATTAAAAGATTTTTAGCAGTATAAAACATAATTAATAGTATTGATTTATAGTTTTGGTTGCTTTAACTATATCATCTAAATTTGATTCTATTGTACTATTATTTATAAACGCATCAGGCATTTCTATCGTAAAATTACTTGCATCAAATAAACCAGATAAATCAATTTTTAAAGGAATATTTTCTCCAGTATAAACTAATTTATTAAATATATTTTCTGTCATATTTACAGTTTCTTGTGCTCTAATAGGTTTAACTTCTACTGGCTCTCTTCTTCCTAAGACATAAATTGGATTCAAATTTGCAGCAAATGTATAAGTAAAATTATAAGTATCATTTGTACCGACACTTCTTCCAGAAATTAAATTTGTTTTAGAACTATGAGCGATACTGTTTGCTGAAGCTGAATTTGGATTAACTTTGGTATTTAAAGACCCAGATAATGGCAAGTACGTTATATAATTTGCTTGAGCTGTAACAACATTATTAGGTTCAATTTTTATAGTATAATTATTTAAATAGCAAGAATATCCTGTTATACCTGCTAAAGCAATTTTAACTCCATCATAATTTGTAGGAGCAGAAATAAAAGATTTTATTTCAGATATATTTTTAAAAGCTGGATCTCCAGTTGGATTAATTATATACTGTATTTGAAAAGTAGAACTACTTGGTCCTGTAGCAACTTGTTGTCTAAAAGGTTTTCTTTTACCTAAAGTATAAACAGGTCCTAAATTAATATCTGAATTTATATTTGCAGATGTAGCAATAATTCCAGTATTATTAATGGTTATTTCACACTGATCGTAATATATTCTAGACATTTTTACCTTACTCCTTTATCCTTTATAAATTACACTATCTATTAATTATACTGGTATAAGTTAATTTCATTCTAGTATTGCCATCTATATCTGTATTTAAGTCCTCGGCAACTAATAATGCATCAGTTATGTTGAATGAATTAATTAGTAAATTAGAGTTATTTTTACGTAAATTTATACTAAAATTATAAGAATTCTTTTTTCTTGGAAAATCAAATATATTTTTACTCTTATAAAAACCTAAAGATACATTAAAAGATATAGTATAAATTAATGGATATTGTAATTTGACTTCTAAAGGCCTAATTTCAGAAATATCAAAAATTGGTAATCTTGTGCATTTAATATTAATATTTAAATTATTTATCTTTTCTGAGCCTATTTCAGAAAAAACTACTTCTAAGTCTCCAGGATTTACAATATTTAATTTTGTTTCATCCATATTGAATGGTAATTGAGGGGCAATACCACTCCCAAAATCATTATATATATTCCATTTTGTATTTATAGTTGGAATTGAACCTATACTACAATCAAATGTATAATCTGCTAAATAACCACTATTCATTATAAATTGATTATTTCCATATTCAATTCTTAAATTTGCCCCTTCCTTACCAATATATTTAATGTATGGATCATAATTAATAAATATGTTTGTCACATCTAATGCGCCTACATATGGTCCTACAGGTGCATATTCTACTAATTTATTCATATTTCCTAAATATTTTATAGGACTAGCAGGTGATTGATAGCTTGCAGCGATAGTTTGAACACCTGTAATTGGTTGATTATCTAAATATAATCTATTAAATTCTCTTGTAAATCTAGATAACATTTCCTTATACCTTATAATAAATTACACCCCTTTAAGTGTAAATAGTATAAAGGAAAAAGGAATATGGCATCAATAAATGATCCAGTTTTGAATTGGAGCACTATCAGTATAGGAACAAATTTACCAAAACATTATATTGTTAGATATAAAGGTTATTTTTGGTATGCGCTACAAGACCATAAAAAAGTCGGTTCTAGCGTAGATGAACCAGATACGGTTGGAGGAGCATTATATTGGGGAGGAATCACTACTTTGCAAAATGCAATAAAAGTACCTTTATTTATATGGACTCCTTCATATACATCAACAATTCAACATAAGCCAGATATAAAAGTGATTAGATTTGGGAATGGATATGAACAAAGAATTCCGCAAAGTTTGAATTCCGATTTAAAAAGTTTAAATTTAAATTTTGATCAAAGGACTGAAGAAGAAGCTCGTGGAATTATTCATTTTTTAAAAGAAAGAAATGCCACAAAATCTTTTGCATATAATCCACCAGATATCTATTCTGAAACAAAATATACAACAAGATATGTTTGCAGAGAGTGGGAAACAAATTTCGCTTTTAAAAATAATTATGGCATTAGAGCAAAATTTGAAGAGGTTTCTATTTAAAATATATGTCTGAATTAGTTTCTTTAGACCAATTTTTTATAGATTTATTAGAATCTCAAAGAGATATAAATACTCATATACATGCTATTGAACCATCAACTCCAATTTATTTATTTGAAATTGATCTTACAGAAATAAAACCTGCGACAAGAGAATATAGCAATTTAACAGGACCAATTAGAAATGGAGTCATAAGAGTCCATAACGATTATAATTTATTTAATATAAATCGTGGAGTAATTATTTTTGGAAGTGACGCAGAAGGAAATCCAAATTATTATTTTCCATTTCCTGTATATGGTGAACAGTTTGATATAACTTCAAACGGAAGTATTCCTGCTCCAAAAATAAGAATTTCAAGTCAATTTCTTGATGATCAATATAATTCTTTTTATAAATATTTAAGAATGCAAATTAACGAATTGAAAGATCTGGCTGGAGCTAAAGTTACAAGAAGAAAAACATTTGCAAGATATTTACCAGGAAATAATTTTATAGGAAATGTTAATCCATTTCAAGATTTTATAGAAGTGCCTTGGGCTTCTAATGATGGAGATTCTTTAACGGTAAGAGTATCTAATAATAGTGGACCAAATACTAAGACTATACCAACACAATCTTTAGTTTGGGCAATTTATTATCCACAAATTGCATTAGCTTCAAATGCTTTAAATTTAGATAATAAAGCGATTTTTACTTCTCCCAAAACAGACGATAATGAACAAATAATTGGTGGAATAAGACAAAATTTTTATATCAATTCTTCTGATCATTTTAGAATCATTTATTCTGAAAATGAAATTGCACAATCAAACGAAGTTAAAGATGTTTTCAATAGTGATGTAATGATTTTTGATTTAAAAAATTCAAATGTTAATACTTTTTTTAACGATCCAAAGTATTATTTAAGAAATATATTTGATAATAATATTTTTCAATGTATAGTAAATAAAAAATATGTTTCTGGAAAAAATTTGATTGGATCTAATTATTATAATTTAGAAAATATTGAATATAAATTTGATTTAGGCTTTAATTCTGGATCAATAAATACTTTTTTAAGCATAAAACAAAGAGAGAATAGTCAAAAAGATTTTCCGTATTATAAATTAATATCTGGTAAGTCATCTGGAATAAATATATTATTTTCAGAACCTATTGCTAATAGAGTTGATTTATTCACATTAACAGCTGTAACAGGATATTTTACTGGAATTAATCCAATATCAAATGAAACAGTTAATCTTATAAATTTAAAAGAAAATTATGATTTTGGTATTTTAAAATCTGGCGATTTAAATTTAAATTTTCCTATATCTTTTCAAACTACTCCAAAAATTATATTTCATGCACAGTCAAATACAAATGATTCTGGAGATTTTTTTAACTATAAAATTACAAATATTTCTAGTACAGGCTTGAAATTAAGTGTTTATAACACTGGAAATGGAATATTACCTTTAGGACAACAAAATTATCAAATATTTGCCACAGATTATATTATGGAAGAAGGAATCGCTAGTGGAACACCTCAAGTATTTAATGTGGTGAATAGTTTTAATTTAGATATAGATAATATAAATATTAAAAATATTTATGCAAATCAATTAGAATTGACGCCAGATATCTATTATATAGATAGAAAATCTCAAGAAGATAAAACGACTATAACATATGAGTTAGCGTCTTTGCTTGATGTCGAAGGAGTAAAATTGCCTTCTAGATTATTGCTAAAAAAGAATTGCCCATTTACATATAGAGGAGCTGGATGTATATACGAGTATAATTCAAGATTAACTATTGCACATTCTGGAATATATGGAGAAGTTTTAAAAAATTGTAATGCTTCACCATCTTCGCCATCAGGAATGTCAATATCTTCTTTACAAAATTATCAACAAACTTATGGTTTATATTATGCTCCACCTGTAGCTGATGAAAATGATAAAACATTTTTAAGCCTTCCTGAATTAAATACCCCAAATGAATATCATTTTAATACTACTTTAAAAGATAAAGATTATTGGTCTTTAAATACGACAGAATATCAAACAGGAGATTTTGTATATATACAAAAAAATAATATAAATTATTATTTCGTATGCAAAACTAAACATACACCCAGTTCAATTAATGCTCCACCAAATACTGGATATTGGTTAAGTGATACTTGTTCTAAAACTTTAAATGGTTGTAGATTACGATGGAGATCAAATCCTAATTTTTCTTTAATTAAAGTTTCTGGAGTCGCAATAATAACGGGAGTATCAAATCAAAATTTAGAATTTGTAACATCTCAAGATAAGCTATTTCAAGAAGACATAAGATCTCCATCAGATATCTATGGCATTAGATTGCCAGGATTTTTACCTTTCGGAGGATTTCCATCTGTTCAAGGTAAGTATAGTTCGCAACAAGAAGTTTAATAAATAAAAATGAATAATATAGAGTTTGATAAAAAAATTAAACATCAAATTAAACAGGAATGTTTAAAAAAACTCAAAGAAGAAAGTTGTGGATTAATTTTTTTTGATGAAAAGAAATATGAATTTAATATATATCCTTGTAAAAATATAGCAAAAAATAAGAATAATTTTTTTGAAATTTCTCCAAAAGATTATTTACAATGCTCTTTAAAATATAAAATAATTGGGTGCTATCATTCTCATACTAATGATAGTCTAGAATTTAGTGAAATAGATAAAGATAATAGTAATAAATATAATATACATTATATTTTATATAATACTAAAAAAGATCAATTTAATATTTATTATCCAAATACTCAAAAAAATAATTATATTGGACGTCCTTATATAACAGAAATATCCGACTGTTTTAGCTTAGTTCAAGATTTTTTAAAAAAAGAAGCAAATATAAACATTTGGTTTCCTTCTGGAATGTCTTATCCTAAAGATTTAAAAGACATCAAAGGGGTATATCATGACAATTTTGATGAACAAGGATTTATTAGATTAGATAAAAACACTAAACTACAAAAATATGATGGTGTAATGGTAGCTTATCCAAATATATCTGAAGAATATCCATCTCATTGCGCGATATATCTTGAGAATGATACAATATTGCATCAACCTTACAATTCTTTTTCCTGTGTAACTATGTATGATAGCTTACTTAAAAAATATACAAAGTATATTTTAAGGCATAGGAGCAAGGTCTAATATGGTAAAAGTGACATTACATGGAGATTTAGGAGATAAACTCGGTAAAGAGTGGAATTTAGAAGTTAATAGTGTTTCAGAAGCTTTTAAAGCTATAGATGTAAATACTGGAAAATTAACTAAATATTTTATAGATAAAATTCAAGAAGATGCAGCTTATGAAATATTAATTAATCAAAGAAACGTTTGGATTCCAGAACAAGAAAATTTTCCAGATACTCATACAGAAATAGAAAAAAAACATCTTGATAATTTTTATAAATCTGAAGTTTTTATAAACTTTAGTAATGGACTAAAAACAATAGACGTTGTTCCTGTTATTAAAGGAGCAGGTGGTGGAGGCGGTGGTGGTGGTGG